ATCATGCTGTTAATCCTGACACCATTGAATTATCTTCTGCTGACCTTGCTAACTTGGTGTTCTCGACTCCTCACAAGAATAAGGAATATGTAGCTGGTATTCTTGAGCAGGTCGATCATAGTGAGGCTAGTGCTAAAACAACCATCCAATTAATCAACTCTATTCGTGAAGGGAAGTTACTTAAGCAGTTGTCGTTGTCGTCGTATGAGGTAGCCGAAGGTCGAATGGAACGTGAGAAATTCCTAGATCAACTACAAAACTATCTTGCTGAGGTAGATAATTATGTTCACGCTGGTAGTGCTGAGTTTGATGATCTTTGTTTCGTTACCTCTGATCTTGATGAGCTTGTTAATTCTGCTGTCACATCCTCCGGGTTGAGATGGAGACTCAACACACTCAATCAGATGTTAGGCAGTTTACGTAAAGGAGACTTTGGGGTTGTATTTGCGAGGCCTGAGACGGGCAAGACAACTTTCCTAGCCAGTGAGGTCACCTTCATGGCTACGCAGCTTGTAGACCCCTCCAGTGGCCCCATAATGTGGATTAACAATGAGGAGCAAGGTAACAAGGTGATGTTGCGGTGTTATCAGGCAGCATTGGGATTAGATCTTGTTAATCTCTATTCAGACATAGCAAAGAACAGGAGTAAGTATTCAGAGTTAACACATGATAAGATTAAGATCTTTGATAGTGGTGTTGTTCATAAGAAAACTGTGGAGGAACTTTGCAGGAAGTTTAAACCATCCTTGTTGATCTTTGATCAGATTGACAAGATTCAAGGGTTCGTCAATGATCGGGAGGATCTACGCCTAGGAGCTATTTATATCTGGGCACGTGAGTTAGCTAAACAATACTGTCCTGTTATTGGTATCTGTCAAGCTGATGGTACTGGTGAGGGTGTGCGGTGGTTAACCATGAGTCACGTCGCCAACGCCAAGACTGCTAAGCAAGCGGAGGCCGACTGGATTCTTGGTATTGGTAAGGTTAATGATGTTGGTTATGATCAACTGCGTTTCCTACACTTATCTAAGAATAAGTTAATGGGTGATGCAGATACTATTGCTGACCAGCGGCATGGTAGACGAGAATGTTTGATAGATGCGGGTATTGCCCGATATAAGGATATTTAATATGACAGCAGAACGTGAAGCAATTGCAGCCGAGGAAGCGCAGACGGTGGAGCCATGAAGCAACTTTTACAAGAGCCTTATGGCTGGATGATTGAGGGCAGTTCAATTGTTTGGAGGTTTGAGTTTGCCGAGCTGGACGCAAAGGCCGAAGCTGCACGATGCGGCGGCACTTGCAAGGCTTTCCCGATTTATACCCAGCCAGTCGCTGAGTTGACCAATGAAGAGATTCACATCGCTTGGAGTAGTGTGGATTACACGGTTCCGTACCAGCAATTCAGGATTGATGTTGCACGCGCTGTACTGGCAGCGCAGAAAGCTAAGTCATGGGTTATTTAAATGAGTATGGTTTTCTAAAGAAACCGGAGAAAGAACAAGATTATAAACGAGCAATTAATAAACTCTTAGCACAGGGATTTACAGTAGACAACCTACTACGATACTTAACTAAAATCAAGGAAGAGGTAGAAAATAAAACACAAACTTAAAAACAAATGTATTATTTATATGGTGGTGCGAACAGACTCGACGCTACAAATTCCTCGTGATACCGTGTGCTGCTTATGTAGGACGTTTGAACGAGCAGAAGAGTTGTGTGGTGAGTATGAGCAAATCTTTTTAGACAAGGGCTGGACTGATCTTACGTTTCATGTGGAGGGGAATATTTATTATGACAGTTGAGGATAAGGCAAAGGAGTATTACCGGAAGCAGATGATCTTGTGGCCTAGGGCTTTGAGTTGGTATGACTTATCTGAAGAAACTAAAACATATTTTATAGATAGGATACAAACTAGTGAGGACTTTAACGCTCGACACGGAAACGGAGATATACAATAATGGCAACCCCTTTGACTCACGTAATAAGCTGGTGTGTTGGTCATGGAAGCAGGACGATCATGAAGCTAATGCAGCTATGTGGAGCATACCTTCTGCTGTCCAGTCTTGTGTGGATGGTGCTGATATGCTTGTCGGCTTTAATTTCAAGTTTGATTATCATTGGCTACACAACAACGGGGTAAACCTAGCTGGGAAACGTATATGGGACTGTCAAGCAGCCCACTACATCCTAACTAGTCAGCTCTGTGTGTTCCCCTCCTTGAATGAGGTCTGTGAGTATTATGGGTTATCACAGAAGCTGGACGTAGTTAAGACAGAGTATTGGGAAAAAGGTATCACTACTTCATTGGTGCCACAGGAAATCTTGTTACCTTACGCGGCGTATGATGTGCAGCTAACGTACCGAGTATTCCAACTCCAATGGAAGCAAGCAACAGCCGCTCAACGGGCTTTAATCTTGTTGGATGGGCAGGATACCCATGTGTTACGCGAGATGGAATCTAATGGCATCCTGTTCGATGCAGAGCTATGTTTACAACGTGAAAAGGAAATAGATGGTAAGATCAAACTTCTTGAAGATCAACTCAAAGCAGTATATCCACAAGTTCCTATTAACTTTGCTAGTAACGATGATCTGTCTGCCTTTCTATATGGTGGAACAGTTGAAGAGGTTATCAAGGTTCATGACGGCTTTTATAAAACAGGAATTAAAAAAGGACAACCCAAGTTAAAGAACACAGTAGTAACTCATCAGTTACCTCAGTTATATAAACCAGTCAAAGGAAGTGAGCTAAAGAAGGCTGGCTATTACGCTACGAATGAGCCTACGTTACGTCAACTCAAGGGTAACATGGCTACGGTTAATCTTATTCTTGGGCTTGCTAAGCTTGCTAAGATCAATGGTACTTATTATAAAGGGCTTCCTAAGTTGAATAAAGAAATGCACTGGCCGGAGGGCATACTCCATAGTAACTTCAATAACACACAAACCATTACAGGACGACTCAGTTCCAATAAACCCAACCAACAAAACTTTAGTGGAGATATTCTTGATATCTTTGGTAGTTGTTATACCACATGAATAAAGAGATGTTAAAACTAGATTACACCGACGCCGTTACAAATCTATTGATGTTAGTCAACCAAAACAGTTCACGCAGTATTGCCCTGGACTTATGGAAGTACTATCCAATGGAAACACAACAGCTCTGTTCTGCCTTGGTACAGACACAGCATACCAAGAAGGTTGCTAAACTTTTAATGAAAGATTGATATGCTTATATCGGCAGATGCAAGTCAGTTGGAGTGGCGTACTGCCGTAGAACTTAGTAATGACCAAGTAGGACTTAGTGAAATATTAGATCATGCAGACACACACTCACTCAACCAAAAGGCGTTTGAACTCCCATCACGACTCATCGCAAAGATCTATTTGTTTAGAACGATCTTTCGTGGCTCTGGGTGGGCCTTTGCCAACGATGCCGATTTCTCCCACGTATCATCATCCAGTAAATATTGGGATAGGGTCAACGAGAAGTTCTATTCTAAATATGCCGGTCTGGATGCCCAACATAAGCGATGGGCACAGCAGGTGGTTTCCGGGCAACCTATCGTGGGTCCACTAGGTCGATCATGGAAGCTCAAGATGCAGGACAAACGTGGTGAGCTGGTTATCCCTTGGACTACCCTCACAAACTTCCCCGTTAAATGTAGCGGCTTTTATCAGTAATGGTAATCGAATAACTCTGTGAACTCAGGGGAAATCTAGAACAGATAATCCTGAACTAAGGCAAATAGTAGTTGACAGTACAAGGAAAGTATGCTATACTAGAGATATAGACTTTAAAAAGGAAATATCTATGGTTTGGAATAAAACATCATCAGAACTAGTGGATCAGATTATGACTACTATGAGGCAAGATTATTCTCTGCGTTATGCAGATATTGCCAAGCAGTTTGCTGTATCTGAATGTCTAGTATCTAGTTTAGCACGTAAGCATTTAACACCCATAGAAAGAGCAGAAAGATATTCAGCAATCAATCATTATGCTAAGTTGAAATCCAATCCCATGACTGGTAAAACCCGAGAATTACATCACAACTCTAAAGTTGAGGTGCTTGTTGTTGGGTATAAAACAGAGTGGGCTCCACAATGGTGGACTGGACTTATGCCTAAAGGTAATAGGGTAATGATACACCAACGCGTATGGTGTGAGTCTAATAACAAGACTGAAGTACCCAAAGGATTTGTCATTCATCATATAGATGAGGATAAATTTAATAATGATGCTGATAATCTAATCTGTATATCTAGACGTGAACATGCACAAATTCATTGTGTGTCAAATCTATTAGCAAAGCGCAACGACTATCCGAAAGGAGTAGAGGGCAGCGCCCTCGAAGCGCAGAGGCACCTTATGGGTGTATGATATAGTCTGGCCTATATGGGGACATATAGAGGGTATATGGAAGCGGTATACTCGTAACATAAGCGACAGGGCACCGGGGCAGACGTAATGAAGATTGCACGGATTGTTTTCTACAAACGAATTAAAGCTAGAGGCATTCCATGTAAGTTCATTACCACCGTCCACGACAGTATTGTAGTTGATGCAGAGTCACAATACCTAGAGGAGATTACCGCGCTATTTCATGAGGCGTTCGCCGCGATCATCCCTAATATTAAGACTATATTTGGGTATAATTGGAAGACTCCTCTTGAGTGTGAGGTTAAATTCGGAAATGATTTTATGAATATGGAGAAATGTAAATGAGTTGGGGTGCCCTACCTTGGTGGGTATATCAACTGGAGTCTGAGCACTATGAGGCTAGGCTATCTGGTTGTATGGAAGATGAGTGGATTGTTCGTCATGCACGAAGTTTTCCACAATATCTGAACTTATTTTATAAATAAGTGTTGACAAAGTGTATCTGAGTATGATATACTAAAGGTATGTACTCAATATTATGTAGTACATACATATTAAATAATTAAGGAATTAAATTGCAAATTCAAATTTTGTCGGTTAGTATCACAACAGTCCCTACAGCCAAGGGTTCGTATCAAGTAGCTGACTTGGCATTTAAGAATCTTACCTATCAAGGTAAAGTTGAAGGCAAGAAAGTAATGAGCTTTGGTGCTGCTAAAGCTTCGTTTGAAGCATTGGCTATTGCTCAACCGGGTGAGGTATATGACGTTACCGTTGTTAAGAATGACAAGGGGTTCAATGACTGGACAGCGATGGTTAAAGGAGTAGCAGGTGCAGCACAACCGGCCCAAGCAAAAACATCAGGAGGAGTTGTGGCGACAGCAGCGACAGCACAACCCTCCCGTAGTACCTACGAGACCCCCGAGGAGCGTGCAAAGAAGCAGGTCTACATTATCCGTCAAAGTAGTTTTAGTACTGCTGTCACTGGTCTTAGTGCTGGTGCTAAGACACCTGTGAAGTTCGAGGATGCATTAGCATACGCCAAGAACATCGAGAAGTATATCCTTGATATGGACTTGGGCGGAGCGGGCTTCCAAGATATTCCAGATTTCCCTGCTGAAGCTGAATAAACTACTAAGAGATCTTATCTTACTTCTTCTGTTGGTATCTTTCACTACCTTTGCGTATAAGCTCGGGTATGTAGTCGCCAAGGAAGAAGTTAAGGCATCCGAGCAACATGATCTTTGTTTTGATACTGCAAAGGAAAATGCTTGGATTGCCTATAAAGACGGTCAGATCAGATGTTTCCGTGAACACAAAGAGTATCCACATCGGTCACGAGGGAGTTTTATAGAATGAAAACTAAGAAGATTCATGTAGGTTGGTTTAGTATTAGTAAAAATGGAGTGTCCTCTTATCATTCCGGTATTGAACAAGATCCAGTTTATATAGCAAAAACTCTTACAGAGCATGTTACTGGTGGACCATATACAGTAGTAAAAGCTTTTATGGAAGTAGAACTCAAAGGTAAAAATGATTGCCCTAATTGATGGGGACATCATCTTAGGAAAGGTATGGTTAGATGGAAATGGATATCCAAAAGTTTCTATAGGGTCATGTAAAGATAACTATGTTCATAGAATAGTGGCTGCTCTAATGTTAGGTAGAGAGTTACAAGGGACAGAATGTGTCCACCACATCAACTATAACAAGCAAGATAATCGTAGGAGTAATCTGTATGTGTGTAAAGATGATGCAGAGCATCGTCAAATACATGCTATACAGGATATTCTAAATGATGGGTACGACCCTAAACTATATCATTATTGTACCTACCATAAACAATATGAGTTAAAGACAGAATTTAGTACTAGACCAAGTAGTTGGTGTGGATTACATAATATGTGTCGAAAAGCAACCAATGAGTATAGAAAACTCAAAGGTTATGATCACAGTTTATTTGATTGGAAGGCAGCTATGAACCAACAGTTTCGTAGAGCATTGAAAAAGGGAATCACTAGTCCCCTTAAGGAGGGCCGTTGTCTATGAGTTCTTTTAAAGCACTTATAGACGGTTAGGAGACATCATCGCGTACCGTTGTGCTGCTAGTGCCGAGAACGAGCCCCTAAGCATAGCACAAGAGCGGGCGGATGCTCTTATCGAACGTATCATGTTTGAAACAGGCAGTGGTTCTTGTAGAGTATTCCTCACAGGCACTGGTAATTTCCGATATGATATTAATCCAGAATACAAAGCTAATAGAAAAGATAAACCCAAACCGCGCTGGCTACAGGAGCTGCGTGAGCACCTAGTCCTCGGTTGGGGGGCTACTATTAGCGAAGGCAACGAAGCAGATGACGAACTTGGTATTGCACAAGCCACCTCTACGGAGAACACAGTCATCGCAAGTATCGACAAAGATCTCTTGATGATCCCCGGTAATCATTATAATTTTGTGAAGAATGAACACAAAACTGTGAGTTACCTAGAAGGACAGAAGATGTTTTATTACCAACTTATTATGGGAGATACCTCAGATAATATCTTTGGGTTTGATGGTAAAGCACGGAGCAAAGTTCCGAAGTTTCTTGAACCCCGGATTGATTATCTCTTATCTCTAGATAATGAGTATGACATGTTTGAATATACCCTTGACTTATATGGTGGTGCGGGTGATGAGCACGTACTAGCAAACTATATGATGAATGCACATTGCCTCTATATATGGCAGAAACAAAACGACCAATGGCGACCTCCAACAAAACCCCTCGATTTCGTTCAGGACTAGAGAAAAAGGCATGGGCTATGATGCCCAAGTCAACTACATATGAGACCGACAAGATTAAATATCTTGTTGAGCATCTCTACCATCCCGATTTTACAATTGCTCCGAACACCTACATCGAAACTAAAGGACGCTTCCTTAGTGCGGATAGGGCGAAGCACTTACATATTCGGGAACAACATCCAGAAGTGAAGGTCTACTTCCTATTTGGTAATGCAGAAAATAAGCTCACCAAGTCCAGCAAGACTAGCTACGCAGATTGGTGTATTAAATATGGTTTTGAATATGCTGATTTTTACAAAGAAGGTATTCCCAAAGAATGGTTTAATAAATGAGACATTTAATTTTGCCAGACGTTCAAGCCAAGCCCGGCTCCGACTTCTCATTCCTTAATAAGATAGGGCAGTACATCGTAGAGAAAAAACCTGAGGTCATTATATGTATAGGAGACTTCGCAGATATGCCCTCCCTATCATCCTATGACGTAGGTAAGAAGTCTTTTGAGGGTAGGCGGTACGTCAAGGACATACAAGCCGCTCACGAGGCTATGGAAGCCCTCCTAGCACCACTCAAAGCGTTCAACATCAAAGCAATTCGTAATAAGGAGAAACAGTACCACCCCCGTATGGTCATGACGCTTGGAAACCACGAACATCGTATTGTTAGAGCAGTAGACAATGACCCTAAGTTAGATGGTGTCCTGTCTATAGATGATCTCAAATACAAAGAGTTCGGTTGGGAAGTTCATAACTTTCTTGACGTTGTTATCATTGATGGTGTGGCATACAGCCATTATTTTGTTACCGGTGTGGCTGGTCGTCCGGCTAGTAGCGCCAGCGCACAACTAAATAAGAAACACCAATCTTGTATTGCAGGTCACCAGCAGGGACTTCAGATTGCTACAGCCAATAGGGCTGATGGTAGTTTGATTACTTCGGTAATTGCTGGAAGTTGCTACCAGCATTTGGAACATTATATGGGTCCACAGGGAAATAAACATTGGAGGGGGTTTTTGGTCTGCCATGATGTACAACCAAACGGCGAATTTGATCTGATGCCTGTGAGTTTAGACTATGTAACAAAAAAATATGCAGACTAAGTATTGTCCACAATGTCAAGAGATAAAAAGTACAGTATTATTTTATAGAAATTCTTCAAATAAGCAAAATTGCAGTGCTTATTGTAAAGTTTGTCAAAACAAGCGTACAACTCTTTATGTGAACGCTAATAAAGAAAAAATGAGTCCTCATTTACGCAGATACTCTCTTAAAAAGCGTTATGGTTTGTCTATTGAAGATTATAATACTATGTTAGAAAAACAAAATGGGGTTTGTGCTATTTGTAAAAAGCCTAATAGTACTAATAAGCATTTTGCTGTAGATCATTGCCATAGTACAAAGAAAATTAGAGGTATTTTATGTGATAATTGTAATAAAGGTTTAGGGGTTTATCATGATGATACTTCTATATTACAAAACGCTATTTTATATTTGGAAAACTCAAAAAATGTTTGGTCATCTTTATACACAAAAACCCGGTTCACTTGACGCCGCCTTTGAACGCGGTGCTATCCAGTCAGGTCTAGTTGACCCGACAGCAGCAACCTTCCCAGAGAATCGTTTGACAGGTATCCTACCCCCTATTGAATGGGGCCAACCCCCACCAACAGCCAATCAAGAGCCCGAGGTGTGGTGGTTAGTACAGAAGGATATGCTTAAACGCAACTCCTTTGGTGTTGATAAGTATGGTATACCACTTCAACCCCACAACGGACGTGATGCCCTCAAGGATGCTTATGAAGAGGCTCTTGATCTTGTGGTCTACCTCCGACAAGCTATCTATGAACGGGATTCAAAATAATGCCAATAGTTAAATTAGAATGGGCAACACCCAATATCGAGGAAGTAATCTTAAAGTGCTGTCGTCCACAAGAGACTAGCCCAAGCAAAGATCCTGTTAAGCTCTTGAACTATCTTATTAAGCACCATCATTGGAGTCCATTTGAAATGGTTTCTATTTGTATGGAAATTAATACTACACGAGATATTGCTCGACAGATCCTACGTCATCGTAGCTTTTCCTTCCAAGAATTCAGTCAGCGATATGCTAAGGTAACTGAGTTCACAGAAAGTGAAGTCCGCCTGCAGGACACAAAGAATCGACAGAACTCGTTGCCTAACGAAGACAAAACTCTAGAAGCATGGTGGAGTTATGCACAAGATGTTTTACTAGATCATACAACAGAAGTTTATGAGCAGGCTTTGAAGAAGGGTATTGCAAAAGAAGTAGCTCGTAAGATTCTCCCCGAGGGATTAACATCTTCTCGTATGTTTATGACAGGAACCTTACGTAGCTGGCTCCATTATATCTCTATTCGTATGGATGCAGCTACACAGAAAGAGCATCGACAAGTAGCTGAACAGTGTGCCTTGATCTTGACTACTCTTTGTCCTACTATTATGGAAGCTTTCTATGCCTGACATTTCTATGTGTCCCGGTGGTAGTTGTTCAGAACGGACACGATGCTATCGTGCTACAGCTATCCCAAGTGAACTTCAGGTTTACTTTACCTTTTTACCATTATCACCAGATGACTCTTGTGATTACTATATCCCATTAGAAAAGAATACAGATGAAAATAAATGATTATCAAAAACAAGCCCTCTCCTTCCGTCTTCCTAGTGCCGATCATATGTATGCTCTACTTAACCTCACCAGCGAAGTGGGTGAGCTTAATGGTCACATTGCAAAAGGAATTCGAGATGAAATTCCACAACAAACTATCGGTGTGAATATCGCAAAAGAACTTGGTGATATCCTGTGGTGTATTGCTGCGGTATGTGCTGATATGGGTATTACCTTAGAGGACGTAGCTCAAGGTAACCTAGACAAGCTGACCAAACGTAAGGCAACAGGAACTATCAAAGGGTCGGGTGACGACAGAGAGTCGATTGTAAATGCAGTCTGATATTGAAGAACTCAAACTCTTGATCATTCATAATTTAGATATTCAGGAATTCTTGGATATCTTGGATATTGATCTTGTTGAACTCGTAGAAATCCTAGAGGAACAGATTGAAAACAAGTACACACAACTCCACGCTGCCGTTCGCTAAGCAGTCTTATAAGAAACCATATCAAATTCGTATACACGAAGAAAAGGAGGCCAATCGTGACATTGCCTATGCTCTCACCAGTGGTGAAACCGAAACGGATCGACAAGTGCCCTACATGCAACTCGTGGATGAAACGCCAAAACTTACGTGAACAGCCTCCCATCTACTTATGTATGGCTTGTGAACACAAAAAACGGAATCAATTGAATGACAAATAAACAAGATTTTAAAAACGCATTTGCACAAAATATTTTCAACGCTAAGTATGCAAAATTCCCCGGAGAGACTTGGGCACAACGTGCTCATGACATTGTAGAAGATGTTTGTGGTACTCGTTGGGGTACTGCTAGCACCCTTATGAGCACCTCTGATCTACGACAACTTGAAGAGTATATCAAAGATCAGAAGTTCTTCCCCGGTGGTCGTTATATTTGGTACAGTGGTCGTGGACACAGCTTCTTTAATAACTGTTTTCTTCTTCGAGCAGAAGAGGATACACGAGAAGAGTGGGCCAACCTCATGCAACGTTCTATTTCCTGTTTGATGACAGGTGGTGGTATTGGTATTGACTATTCTCGTTTGCGTGCTAAGGGGCGGCCTCTTAGTCGTACAGGTGGAACTGCCTCTGGTCCACTTCCTCTTATGCAAATGATTAATGAAGCAGGGCGCGGGGTAATGCAAGGAGGATCACGTCGATCTGCAATCTATGCTAGTCTCAATTGGCAACATGACGATATTGATCAGTTCCTTAAAAGCAAGAATTGGGACGAGCTGACCAAAGAACAGAAGGCTATCAACTTCAACTATCCAGCACCATTGGATATGACCAACATCAGCGTCAACTACGACGACGCGAGTTTGGGTTGTTACACCAAGGGGTTGGGTGGGTCGATCACAGATAGCGAGCTGGCTACCAATCCTGTTTTTATGGAGAACTGTCGACAAGCACTCATGACCGGTGAACCCGGCTTCTCCTTTAACTTCGGAAGTAAACAGAATGAAACCCTACGAAATGCCTGTACTGAGGTTACATCAGAAGATGATAGTGACGTTTGTAATCTTGGCTCAATTAATATGGGTAATATATCATCTTTGGAGGAGTTCAAATCTGTTGTTTCCTTGGCTTCTAAGTTCCTCGTCTGTGGAACACTACGAGCCGATCTGCCATACGAAAAAGTCTATAAAGTTCGGGAAAAGAACCGTCGTCTTGGACTTGGACTTATGGGTATCCATGAGTGGCTCCTCCAACGAGGTGAAAAATACGAGGTAACAAATGAACTACATCAATGGCTCCAAGTCTATCGAGCTGAGTCCGAGTCAGCAGCTAATGAGCACTGTGATAGATTCTTTATCTCTCGTCCAGTCGCCTATCGTGCAATCGCTCCCACAGGAAGCATTGGAATCCTTGCGGGAACAACAACTGGCATTGAACCGTTGTTTGCAGTCGCATATAAGCGTCGCTTCCTTACAGAAGGGACTAAATGGAAATATCAATACGTGGTGGATGGAACAGCACAGTCACTTATTGAGAAGTATTCTGCTAACCCCGATTCCATCGAAACTGCCCTAGACCTGAGTACCGATTATGAACGACGACTGGCGTTTCAGGCAGGAATCCAAGACTACGTGGACATGAGTATTTCTAGTACTATTAATCTTCCTGCGTGGGGTAGTGCTACTAACAACGATTCGACAGTTAAAGGCTTTACAGAAGTATTAGCAAAATATGCTCCTCGACTGCGTGGCTTTACCTGCTACCCAGACAGTAGCCGTGGAGGCCAACCACTGACATCGGTGCCTTATAAAGAAGCACTTGCTCACAAGGATACTGTCTACGACGAGACGATTGATATTTGTGATCTGACTGGTGGGGGCACGTGTGGGTCTTAGTATCGGCGTAAGCTTCATCAATGGCATGATGTTGGGGATTGAGTTCCCTGACAAAGCTACTCTAGTAGAACCGGATGATATTAAGTTCTGTTTTGTACTTGATCTCTTGATCATTCGTTGTATTTTTATCTGGTCAAAATAAAGGAGGACTTCTATGGAAGGTGATGGTTATGCTTGAAGGATGGGATGACTAAGTAGCAACCCTTGTTAAGGAGAATCTAATGTGATTTAAGATCGGTCATCAACACCTTACGTGGAATCCAGAAACAAGAAAACCCCAAGGACTCATCATCCAAGGGGTTTTTTTTGGTCTCTACGATCCGAATTGATCTCGTTCCGAGTTACGTCTTGATGTTATCTCAGGTGGTATATGCCAACGATTGAACTCCAGCATAGCTTTGGTAAATTGTTTGAGGTTAATAAACTTAAGCATCGTAGACCGCTTAAAAGCATTAACACCAACGTTAAACACAAAACTAACTAAAGCATCATATTGGTTCTGTGTGAGTGGCACCAACGTCGACGTGTTAATACAAAGTTCGGATGTTTTAATGTCTTTCCTAAGTGCCTCCTCGATTTGTTGGTCCGTCCAAACAAGACCAGCTTTGACTTCCGGTCCCGTGTGTCCTACGCCAATTGTCCAAATCCCCTTGGTGTCTAGGTAAGCTTTGTTTCGTTTACCCTCACGTAGCGTAAGAATCTTTAAACCGTTATCTGAAATAAACATCTCATTGTACCCGTCGCATCAAAGATTGTTGTCGTGTTACGTTGGTGCTGGCTGCATCCTTAATCAATGCAGCATTCTGTGGGGATGTGCTTAAGTCAACACCCTTCTGAATCAACGCCGCTTCCAAAGCTTTAGGATCACCCTGACCATTCTTAATATATTTATCAATAGACTCTCGTGAAATAGGCCGATCTCTAAAGATATCCTGTGCCATCTTATTAAGAGCAGTCTCACGAATACTCTTATAACCGAGGTCCAGTTGCTTCAGTTCATAGTTCTTAGTCTGTTGAACAGATTTATTAATACCAAGTAGTCCGATCTTACCCAACAACCTATCCACATCATTGATCTCAGCAGTAGCTCGCAGTTTAGTAGGATCGGTGCTATAAGCCAAGTCACCTTTTGTATACCACTGATCCTTCATCATGCCCTGCATAAATGGAGGAGCTAGGTTCAACGCAGCAGCTTTTAAGTTCTCTTCGGAAGGACTCATAGCAGCCCGTCCTGTTGCCTTAGCCATCTCAACCAGCTTACCACCACCAGCAAATGCTGCGTCGCCAGCAGAAGATGGAAGTACATCACCAAGACCAACACGAGAAGAAATATCAGCGCCAGCTAAGGTAAACATACCATTAGATAGTGCATAAGAACCTTTAGGACCAAGTTTCTCTCCAACAGTCTCTGACAACTTCAGGGTATCCAAAGTCAACGAACGTTCCTCACCCAATTTCTTTGTGATAAACCCATAGAGTTGATCCCATTGTGAATAGAACGGTAGGCCCATAAGACCAGCAAAAGCGATGGTACTAGCCATCTGCGCTAGTAGTGGTGTTGCATTGCCTGAGTTACCAATCTCCCGTGCATACAGAGCCCAACGGCTGAGTTCGTTATGTCCAAAACTCTTCAAGTTATATGCCATACTACCCAGTGCACCCAAGGCGTTATAGATAGGAGGTTTTTCCATCTGTGAGTAGTTGTTCATAGCCATGTCGGTAAACCGATGGGCTTGTTCATATAGACCATGCTCAGCAGTCAGACCACCATCGTGTAAGGTATTAACTAAGGCATGAAATACCGCAGCACGAGTACCGGTTTCTACGTGAGCTTGCGGAGCTTGTGTAGCCTTGTTTACATAATAAGCAGTATCTTTGGATGTTGATGTACTATGCTGTACCATGTCCGTAGCGTACACGTGGTTATTCTTAGCGTAATCCACAGCACCCTGTTCCAAAGCATTCAAGGGTTTACCCGATACTTGTTTGTACAAGGTTCCCATAGCTTTAGAAACACCACCTACGCCCCATGAGTCAACCCCCTTACCACGCAAGTAGAGATTCATCGCAGGAAGTGCTACCAATGGTTGTAGCATCTGGATAGCAAGGAACGTCGGTGACAAGCTCATCATCATGGTATTAGCCACTTGCTTAGCCACATTAATACCAGCCTTAGGTACACCTGGTCCAATACCAAATGGTGCAAAGAGAGCTGAGATACCAGCGTCAACAGCCTTACCCATACGACTAGGTTCGATGCCCATTGCGTTGTTTAAGTAGTCCTGTGCAAGTTTACTAGCATTAGGATGATCCTTCATCACCATAGGGTCGTGGAGCACCGTAGACACGTCCACAGCAGCCTTAGCCATCTCACCCCATTGGTAAGCACTCTCCGCGTACCGTACCTGATTCTCAAAGAAAGCCTTAGCATTCTCACTCCCTGTGAGCCACTGCTTACGTCCTTCCATACCCCAAACACCTTTCTTCTGCATAGTATGTTGTTGCATACCAAGGAAGTTGTTTGGGTTATCACGGTGGACTTCATTCAAAGTCTTTACAAACTCCGCAAAGTTGGGGTTGTTCTCTCCGATAGTATCAAGAACATCTTTAAAGGCTTCATTAGGTGTACCCATACGAGAACTTCTACTTACAGAAGTATCTTGCAACGGTCCAAACTCATACTCAGGATTCTTCTGTTTGATGAGTTCCTCTAGCTTAGACAAGGAGTTTTTACCCAACGTCTTACTATTAGCACCGATAACACCAACCACTTCACGTTCACCATTAACCATCTTGTAGACCGTCTTGCGAAAGTCTCCAGACATGTTCATAGCAGAGTAGCCTGTACGAGATGTGATTGGTTTCTTACCAGCCGCCTCACGGGCTACGTTGATCTGCTTGAGTACATCAGCCATAAGAGCTTGGTGTTGTAGCACAGCATTCTGAACCTTCTCAGAAATACCATGCTTAGTCATCATCTCTTTTGTGATAACAGTTTGGGTCTTGTCGGAGTTGTCTAACAGCTTAAACGTATCGTTGTACTCTGTCTTAGACAGCTCGCGCAAAGAACTCAGATACTCTTTGTGAATCTTCTCATTGATCTGTGAACGGGCTTTACCTTCAGCAGACAACATCCGATCAACAGCAAAGTGAACAACAGGATTGTTGACCTTAGCTTTGAGATAACTACCGCCCTTAGTCAGGGCATTGATACCCTGTTGAACCATGTTCTGTTTTACATCAGAGGTGTTCGCGGCGAACGCAATAGCCTGTTGAGAATTCTCAATAAGAGCATTACCAACTTCTTTTAGTTTGTTCCAGTGTTCCTTAGTAAAAGGAATACCACTATGCATACTAACAATATCACTTCCGAATGGATTTTCTCCGGGCTTTGGGCCAGCACCCTTGGACAATGCCTCCGTGATATTTGCGTGAGCTTTAGCAGCAGTTTCACGTGCTGTGGATAAAGCAGCTTTAGCAGACAATAAGGTAGTGGCGTTAGCTTTACCAGCTTGTACTTGCTCAGTCAACTTCTGAACATGTTGTTCTTGTTTAGCCAGTTTGTCTTCAGCAGCCTTAACAAAAGGATGTTCTTCAACAGAACGTTGGAATCTATCAGCAGTACTCTCAGCTCGGAAAGCTTCTTGTCTACTGCCTACGTCAAACATATCCGTTTGTTTAGAACTTACTTGTTCAACATAATCTTTATATGCTTTGTCGATGTCAGCGGGACGATCATACTTGGTGCCGGGTTCCTTAGCCAAGTTGTCTACAATCTTCTCAAATTCCTGACGTGTAAAGGGGCGTTCACCTGCACCCTCAGCAGCACGCATATCAGTGTAGGCACGATTCTGTTCACGATCACCTACCCAGTCACCTTGCTTAGTCAGCTCAGGGATAGGAGCTTTAGAAGCCATCTCTCCTTCACGCTGTAAGTCAAATAGTTCAGGCTGTCCAAACATCTCATCTTGATTTCGTAACTCAGGAGGTAGTTCGCGTGAGGCACGTTGTGCCATTTCACCACTAGGAGCAAGATCACCGGGATGATCAGTAGCCCACATCTCTTGCTGTTTAGCACCAAGGAAGTCTTGATTACCTTGTTGACGAGCCATCTCATCCATACGAGCTAGTTCAGCTTGCTTAGCTACCTCAACAGCACGGTATTGTTCTGGTGGAATAGATACCCCAGCAGTGTCTACGTTAACCTGCTCTGGATGCTCCAGTTGAAGCTCCATCTGACGACGTTGGCGTAAGGGAGTAGTTGGTGAGAACACCCCCTGTTGTCCAGCATCGTATGGTGTAGCAAGACCTTCTTCTGTACGTGGGAACATTTCCTGTTGGCCTTTAGCCACTGGCTCAGGGTTGTTAATCTCAGCAACAAGATTATCAACAGAAGATCGTTTGGTTGGTGGCTTACCAGCATCACGTAAACCGGGATCAACCGTTTCAGCAATCTTAGCAAGACCTTTACCAGCCAACTTAGCTCCGGGGATGCCAACACCTAGTGAAGCAATGTCAAGACCCAGCTTGGTAGCACCAGCCATCTCCTGTGAACCGGTAGCTTGTCCAATCTTGTTACCAGCCCAGTCAACTGCCTCACCAATCCACTCAAACGGTTTCATTGAAGCTTGGTATGTTGGGTTTGTCTCCAAGCCAGTTGCTTTACCCATAGAAGGGATAAGACGTTCTACTTCTGCTTGACCAGCCTTACGCAATTCATCGGTAGTATAGTCACCGCCTCCGCGTAGCTTAGCACCAATAGAAGCACCAATACCAAGAGGCATCTTAGCAAGACCTCCCAGTACGTCAACACCAGCGGCACCTAAACCTAAGAAATTCTGCCCGAGTTGTCTTAGTGCGCTAGGACCGGCATCCTGTGCCTTTGGAGCAGGGAGTGTTTGTGTATGAGCAAAAGCCTCATCAATATCGGAATCTGATGGCTGACTATCAAACTCGATGGTATGTCCATTGTTAAATTGGATTTTATAAGCCATTAGATTTCCTGTTTATTATTGTGAGATTACTTTAAACTTAGTACCACTCTTTGTGGAGTTTACTGGGGGTCCTTCAGGTGGACGGACAGAAGGAGGTACTTTATTAACCAACTGAGCTTTACCCTCGTTGATATCCAGTTTAGTTCCTTGACCAGCAGCAGCAGTCTTAGCTTCGATAGTACGAGCACCCTGATCATATAGACTTTGGAAGAAAGTCTTCTCAATATCAGTCAAGGGCTGTTGAGTATCGGGACTAACACCAGATTGAAGGATGGCGTAGGTAGCACTAACTTGCTCAGGAACTTTCATAGAAGAGAGTTTCTGTACGAAGGACACACCACCTCCACCACCTGTACCACGTTTATACTTACCAGCATCAATACCCATCTGCTCAATCCTGCTAGCATTAGCTCCCGCAGCACCAGTTTCAAGGATACGCTGACGCCCCTTCTCTTGTTCCAACGCAACCTTATAATCCTGCTCTTGTTTAGCAGCACGAAATGTTTGACCCATTTCATAAATCTGCTGTCCTTGAGCACGCTCATTTGGATCATTAGAATAGGATAGTTGTCTACCATGCTGTTCAATAGCTTTGATGTCATTCTCTTTCATATCGAGAATAGCTTGTTGCTGATCTTTAGCAAGATTCTGGAACTGCAAAGCATTAGCACGATCAAGACCTAGTTGACTAGTTTGATTGGTAATGCCTCGCGTAGTATTAACACCACGTTGTTGGTCAACCAAAAGAGGATTCATGGCAGTAGATTGCTGGTTTGCCAAGAATCCCTCTTGAGTCTTATTAGCTTCTTGTGCCAAGTTCTGTTGTTGGAACTGTTGTGCTAAGCCTTGGTTCTCTTGGGCTTGTTGATATACCCGAGGATCACCATAACCATAAGTAGCTTGGAGTGTTTCTAAGGTCGGAAGTTCATTTGCCATGATTATGTCCACTCATAAGAAGAAGATTCTGGAACGGACTCCTGTTGATAAGAAGGAGGGGTCCAGTCGTTATACAAATTCTTTAAGCCAGAATATGCCTGCTGTCCTAAGCCCTGAACACCCTTATTACCAAGTAGTTGAGCAAGAAATTGTCCTTGTACCACTTGTCTATTTTGATTGGCTGTTTGTGCTTGGGTATTGGTCAAGTTACTTGATTGTCCCAAACTAGACATGGAGTTTGCAACCGTAGGTGCCATCGCAGCAAGGCGAGCTTGGAGTTCAACAGCACGTGTACCGTATTGACTATTGCGACCAGCCTTAGCATCTTGACGGGCAAGCTGTTGTGCTAGTTGTTTAGCATATGGACTATCTGGAGCATACATATTCTGCAACCCACTCATTTGAGATTGGAGTGCTTGTTGTGTTTGCTGTGAGTTCTGTGCTAGTTGATTGGCTTGTTTATTTGCTTGATAACCGCCATAGAGTGTCCCAGCAAGCTGACCCCAATTAGTACCACCACCTCCAGCAGCAGAGGGTCCAGTAGTGTTACCCGCATTCTGTGCAGAAGCAATGCCAGCAGCCATAGGACTACCTTGTCCATATGGCCCGATAGAAGCATTTTCTCTACTTGCTTGGTTAAATCCTGCATTAGCAAGACCACCCAAGGCTTGTGAACCTAGTTGTGCACCAGCAGCGCCAGCAAGACTACCCCCCACCATTCCACCTAGCATACCGGCAGCTTGTGTTCCCACAGAGGCGGTTGGGTTATTGCTCCGAGCAGCATTGTATCCCATACCTAGAGCAGAACCAGCCAGTCCTGGAACAGCAGCTCCAATTACAGAAGCTCCAATATCTTTTCCACGTACTGCATCAATACCTAAATTAGCTATCCGACCAATTGGTGTGTATCCCAGCAGAGTTCGCGCAAAGCTCACAGCAGGATGATCCATAACAGAAGATTCTTTATCTGTTCCTGTAATACCCATACCACTAGTGCCCATACCAAGCATACCCAAGTTATTTGCAGATTGTTGTGATACCTGTAATCCCTGCGCTGAGGGGGATGAGGTATTCATACCCAAACCATACTGTCCCGGAGTGTATCCTGTACCAAACATATCGGACAAAGAGTAGTTACCGATATCGTTGGAAGTAGCCCCTGAGAATCCAGCAGCACCTTGTCCTAGAGTTCCACCAAAACCATAGTCAGTAGAGGGGTTAAAACCAATGTTGTTTGTGTCTGTTTGTGAGAGGGTTGTGTTTGGGTTAAAGCCCTCTACCGTACCAACACCTAGACCATAGTTACCCCAAGGAGAGGAGCCACCACCACCGGAGCTATTTGAGTACCCACCCACATTTCCAGAGGTTCCTCCATAGTTCTCACTAGATCCTGTTGAGTACCCACCATAACTATCTCCATCGCCGTAAGCCATAATTTATCCTTTAAGCACTAATATTATCTGTAACCGTTAAGATTATAGAAGGAATCGCCGGAACAGGAGCAGTCGCTGTTAAGGCAGTAATTTGACAACCCGTGTCATCTGTTGACCAAACTAACTCAAAGTAATCATTTGCAGTAAGACTGAGTACAAAATTCCAAGAGGCTACAAGAGCAGCATTACTTCCTGCTAGGGTAACTTCAGTACCGCTATTGGCGACGTTAGTTCCATTGATGCGCGGCCAAATCCAGACTTTCTTCGCAGCAGCGGCGGTCTTGTTTAACTGAGCAGAGAACTGAAAATCATATACACCAGTAGCAGAACAAATAATCCGTGAAGTGGGTGTACCAACAGTAACACCATGAGAGAGGTCTGTACTATTAAAAGTAATGGGATAAGCAGTATTGATTGCAGCAGCAGTTTGAGTAGTGGTATCGTGAAAAACACCATACTTAGGATCACGGGCAATCAATGCTTGTACAGCAGTATGCTCGGTATTTGTAAGATGATAATGTTCTCCAGCAGTTCCACCCTGAATACTGGTCAATAAGGAATGGGCTTTAGATTGCAAATCTGCAATAGAACTTCCTGCTTTGTTGATTACTGACCATGCAATAGAACCACCAGTGGAAAGATAGGCATTAAGTTTGTTGTACCAATCAATCCAAACAAAGTCACCTGACGCAGCTCGCGTAGGAGGGGGAGGTAATCCACCAGCCATTATTGTTGTCCTTTATTAAAGTCCATTTCCAAACCTTCTAGTCGAACAAGATGTGGTAGACTGTAGCGCAACCGGAAAGCTCGTCTACGGAAAGTTCCCAATTGTTTTACAACAGGAAAATCATTCGTATAACTAAGCAAACGTGGTGTGCTCCAGGTGTTGTAATCATCATCGGACCAGTCTAGGTAGAAGGAATTCTCTGTACCAAGACCATCAGGAATATCACCAAGGATACTTACACGAGACAGGAACTTCCTATTGATAGTGTCGTAGTCTACTTTGTTTGTGGTAACTTCACATCGAAATGCTGTGAGGTTATCCTTAAAGTAAGAGGCATTCATCTTGTAGATGTTTGTGCCAACTTTATCTAAGATATAAGCAGAGCCATCTAGACCATCAGAGGCAAACTGTCCAATGAAGGGGAACTCACCGTTAACACCACTAGCCCATTCGTGCCAGAGTTTAGTATCAAAACTATAGACAAGGGTTCGTGTAGTTAGTACCAAGACATAAAGCTTCTGTCCACTTACACGGATAGCGTAAGCAGTAGCGTTCTGTAGATTAGTACCTTCTGTTAATAAAGCATGTTTAATTGCAGGAGTTCCAATTTCTTTTTCTTTGAAGCCATCAATGGTCCACACAGTATTACCACCATTACCAGTGGCACCAATGAGGATGACTTCTTTTTCTGTTTGTACTACTGTGTTTCCTGCCACAGTACCAAACTGTTGAACAGCAGAATCATAGCGAGCTAACGGTGTTCCAGTAGCAGCGGCTGCATCATAGAAGTACTCAACGCTATTACTACCAACCGCGTAGATATAGTTATTATTCTTTGTTAAGGCTTTAATGGTATCTGGGTACATCTCAGCAGAGATATAGTCACCGACTGTCCATAGAGTAGGATCATCTAAGTTACTATTATAGATATCCTGTGTTCCTGATTTAGCAAGAAAGAGGTAACCGTCTAAGAAAATAGGATCAGGTAGATGGGGAGAAGGGAAGTCCCCTGCAACAGGAATCATAGTGGGTGCTATGGCTGGACTAGAGAAGACATACCCGTTAGTGCCATCTACCAATACCAGCGTAACAGCACCAAGAGAGGATACAAATTCTGTGAAGCCTACTTGACCAGTTGAGGTAGCAATACTGGATAGTAGAACACCATTGACGTATATCTTATCTGCTACTACAGAGATCACATAACCCACACCAGCTACTGTCCAGTAGTAAATACCACGAGCCACACCAGCGTTAACTGTGTAAGCTGAAACCATCCCGGGACGGGACTTGATATAAGCCTTCTTAGTTTCTTGTGTAGGGCTATCGTGAAGCTCCACCATCATGTTGACTAACCGATAGTCTTTTGTAAGATCAACACCATTTCGTTGCTGTAGATCACCTACAAAACTCATACGAGTAGCATCATAGGTGTTTTGTTGGGGGTTACGGTTGAAAGCCATTTAGTGTTTTCCTGACCAATCTGGTTGCATGTACATCGACCCCTCCTCGACTCCATACATCAAAGCTTGTTGATGGAAGAACTCCGCTTCTTTAGACAAGGTAGAACGATCTTGTACTGGAAGACCATACTCGGAAGACAACCGCCAAGCAAGACCATAAATCATAGCTTCTGTCCAATAGGAAGGAAAGTCGATGTCATCAGTGCTAACAACCATGTCCTCAAAAGGACGTTGGTAAACAATGGTAATTGTTGTTGTGCTATCGTTAGGGATAGGCCACAAGTTGATAGTACCTCTGTCCGCAAGCGGCTGGTAGTACAGGTTAATCGGAACACCAGAACTAATAGTCAAGGGTAGGATGTTGTAATTATAATTGGTATAAATATTCATAGGAACATTTACACTATTAGTTTGATTACGATAAGCCTGAACAACCTTGAGTGGTGCTGGTGTAGCTAAAGCCATACCATTGCCTATAATATAAGCAGCTTGTCCTGAGATAACTGAGAAGGTATACTTCTTCATTGCCCATACAGGCATACCGTCCGCTTGGAAGCCTTTAATCATGGCATTTAGAGCCTCGGCTGCGTTGGTGACCTCATAGGCAGCAGGAGCACTTCCACCCGCTAGAACAGCCAGTTTACGTAATGCACTATTGATGATTCCATCACGATTAAGTGTCCACGAAGCTACACCACTTGTACTCATATTAAGATACCTTATTTATTTTTTCGTATGTACGGAAACCACCCAAACCCAACATACCAATGAGGATAGGCATCATCTCGGAGATGTCAGCCGGTTTGATGTCAATAGCATGAGAGAAGAATGCTAGTGCTATAAACTTAGCAATGGATAGACCAAGCCAGTTCCAAGCACAAGCACATCCACACACCCAGCCAATGAAAGGACGCCAGCCAGATACAAAGATAGAAGAAGACTTACCCTCTTCTTTATTAATGTCTAGTTGGCCCTGTACTACCATGACAGCAGCAGCTAGTTGTTGTTTCTCTTCTTCTGTTTTATCAGGCCAGATCTTACCAATTACGGTATTAGCCAGATTACTAACTGCACCCAGACCTGTAATATCTATAGACATAATGTTTGCTGCTTTTAGACAAGTTGTTTATTAGTTTATTGCTTGGCATTTTAGTGATTGATGTGGACTATTCCGTCAAGCAGCAGGATGATGTGACTGTACGTGACTTGATTACTTTTAGGATATTGGTCACACCTGCGTTCCAACAACCGTTCCATCCGTTGCGGACGATGGCGCACTATTTTTGATACGCAATCTACCTGTAGTATCCACCCATAGGTAATAAGTGTTCGTATCCCAGAATGACTTAAGTTGCCATCCGTTGGGGCCAACGACCATTGAGTCCATCATTGTGTGAACTCCACCTGTCACATAAAATGTCTCCAAGCGGTGCTTGCTGGACACCCCCGACGCATCGGCTGCTTCGTGGTACAAGCCACCAGACCGCCCAGCTCCTCCAGCAGAGGCGTCCCTGTTGTATCCTTTTAGAGCGAAAAACGTATCTCCCGTTGTGGTTGATGTAGAAGGGTTGTCAAAAGACAGTGTTCTGGTGGATAAGTACATCTCGCCACCGTTCGTCTGTATCGTGTTTGCCCCGTTATTTGCTAGAACGTTTCCATAGATGACAATGTTTGTGGCCGTAGATTCTGCACAATAAATACCATAGCTTGTATTATCTGATATTGAATTTCCGGTGCAAATAGAATTTTCAGACCGAATAGTTGCTATTTGAATTCCAGCAGCATTACTCTTGACAACGTTACCGCTTATGATGGTTCGCGGCGCTTGGGTGTATATCCCTGTTGATGTGCAGTATGATACAAGGTTTCCGACAATGGCAAAATCACCGCCATCCTCACCTGCGACTGATGAATCAGAAACAACGATGCCGCCGTAGCATCCCTTTACGTTGTTGCCTTGGATGACACATCGGCGTCTATCAGTTGGAGACCCTGAAGCATCTCCTGCGACGATGCCTGCCGCATAAAGATCAGACGGGGATAGTTCATTGCAATCATAGATGGTGTTTCCAGCAACAACAGCATCAGCGTAGTTGATGGTAATACCGCCGCGTCCACACTTAAATATGGTGTTGCCAATCGCTTTGCATTTGGTTGATAGGCTGGCTGGATGTCCCATTGCGATGCCAACCTGATCTCTTGAATAGCTCAGAATGCAATTAGAGATTACTGAATCAATTGCGTTGAAACTTACAACAGAGCCAATACACTCCGCGCCAATTACGCCGTCAATGGTTACTCGCTCAGATGCTGATGATGCTGACGCCGCAACACCGATACAGGAATACCATGACTTGCGATATAGTCCACCGTTTACCTGAACATCTGAGCAACCATCAAAGAAGCAGATTTCACTTGCGAGAGCTGTAGGTGCCCCAACAGAATAGTTGCCGGAAATATCGCAGTTGATTAAGGATATAAATGTAGAATCGTTAAACCATACAAGCGGTGTCTGAAGCCAACCGGATGCCTGGTATCTGTTTGCCCCGCCAGAAATACTACAGTTAATAAGTTTTATGCTGTCTTTAGTAGTTGCGTAAATAGCCCCAACCTTTGCCTGATCAAGCGGATTTGTCGTAAATACGGATTCATCTACGCTTATTTTCATTCGGTCAAAGACAATATTATCTCCGCTGCAAGTGAAAACATATGCACGGCTTCCAGTCGCCTGCAATTCCGCCGATGCGTTAATTGTTCCGCCGCCAACCAGTAGTCTATTTGCGGGGATTGATACTGGAAGTGAACACAGATAGTCACCTGGGAAATTGACAATTTCGTTCCCCGTCAGCGCAGCAATAAATGCAGCAGAGCTATCTGTCAATCCAGTTGGATCAGCACCATAATCGTCAACACTCACACTCTCGCGCAGCTTGTTCTGCACCGTAGTCTCCACAGCACCAACGCCAGCAGGCGTATAAAATACAGTGGAAGCATCATCATTAAATGTCTTTGTGTTGACATCATTCAACCACGCCGACGTAATGGTTGTTCCTTGGGTAAACGTAGTTGAATTAGTCATATTTAAGGTCTGTCTTGTTTAGTGTCGAGTTTAGCATCTATCTTATCAAGTTTAGTGAATAGAGCATTAGAAAGTTTATCGAGATCATCACGCTTGACGTAAGACCCAGCAACTAGGAGTTCAATATGTTGAACCGCTTTGATTAAATCGGCGTCGGCGGTCTTAAGGGCTTTAATAGAATCATTGAGACTATTAAGAATCCATGCTCCCATAAAGCCGATAACACCTATTATACTGTTAATTAAGGTTTGGTTTTCCATCATCGGAATATCAGTATAAAAGCTGCTGCTAATAAACCGCCCATGCATGTAGCCACAAAGTCCCAAACATCACAAGTATGTTTATCTGGATGATAGTCATCATAAGCCTCTTTTGCTACTGCTAAGAGAGCACACACTAGTAACGCAAGGGAAAGAGACTTACCTGCAAAAACTAGGGCAAACACAACAACAGAGCCACTGAGGGCATGGGCTTGTTTGTCAAGAGGGATTTTAAAAAGGTTTGTTATTTTCATGATTCAGGCCTTAGGTCTAGTCCAGAACCTAATGAAATTGAAAGGGGATCTTTGTCTATCCAAAGAGTTTCTTCTGCATACGATCCTATAGAGGCATCTAAACCAGCACGAGCACAATCTGCTGTGCCTATGTCTGCCTTACCCACAATCTCACGGACTGAGCAGATATTACTAAGATAGACATCAGCAACAGGATAAGGACGGGAGAACTCTACGGTAATCTTTTCCTTTTGTACACGAAGGAAGTCCGATGGATGACGGTTCTCGAAGTCTTCTTTACAGACCATGAGACCATCCCACCGGCGTTGTAGGTCTAGCGCCTTAAACTTACGACCACATGAATCACACAACGCATTCCAGTTACCCGGTATTAAATGATTACGCATATTTTACATTCCCATACCAGTCAAGGCCCGCCACGCTGGTGTTACTGTTTGGACAGCAGTTCCTTGTATTGGAGCAGTTCCAGAAAATTGAACTGAACCATTCATAGTAGAAACACGAATTTTAGTAGTAGCACCAGTACCTCCAAATACAACAGTTCCAGTAGAAACCAATACTCTTGTCTGTAAGGGAATACTAGTCCCGCTAAACACAAACGAACCTGATGTAGGCTGTAGTCGTGTACGCAAAAGATTCTGTGTACCAGATAAGGTAAAAGAACCGGTTGGGCTTATTGTGTAAATGGTTCCGACGCTACCAGCAACAAAAGTAATTGGTGCAATACCTTGGTAAACAAGAATTCCTCCGTAAGAAAGAACCCGTGTTTGTATTTGTAAAGCAGTCCCAGAAAAGACTAGAGTTCCAGAAGCAGGTGTTAACCGTTGTCGTAGAAGTAAAGCATTTCCTGTAAATAAGATAGAGCCACTAGGAGTAATGATATAGATACCACTACTACTTGTATCAACAATCTCGGTATCAAACCAAGCTGCTTTTTGTAATTCTGCGTCAAACCAAGCATCTTGTCTCAGCTCTCCATCAAACCAGCCGAGTAGTGCCATACTTAACCCCTAGTGAATATCAGACCATCGTATAACCACCCTAAGGACTCTTCTCCTGTTTGCTCTAGTAGCAGATACTCAGGATACATCTCAGCGGTAGTTTGTATTTGATCTGGTGTAATACTGACACATAAAACTACCACACCAGCATCTACACCAATCAAGATCATATTATTTTTCCATTACAGCGAGGGAACCACTAAAGAAGGTTGCCGTAGCAGCACTACATAGAATGTTGTGGAGCATACAAGTACCATTATATAAACGGATGCCGGGTGAACCAATCAGTTTTGGAGTAGAGACGTTTACCACAGCAGTGCCGATGGTGGAAATATCACGACAGATCATCAGGCTAATAGCACCAGTCAACAATGTTGTTGTTAGGGTACAACTCTGAATAGACTGGACACCAGTATCACCAGCAGCGAGTTGGAACCAAATGATAGTACCTACAACTGCCGTAGCGGGTAGCTGAGAACCAGCAATGGCTGACAACGTGGCAGTTCGACTAGCAACACCTTTGCTATTTGTATAGGTAACTGTGATACCGGCGTTAGCCGCAGCATTGGTCAAAACTGTTGTTACCAATAGAGCAATTGTACACCCTTCACCGGTAGTAGCACCATTCACATCCCGAGCAGGAAGTGCGGGAGTTGTTATTGCTTGAGCAGTAGTAGTTGTAACCACAAGACCAGAGTTAACCCACAAGACATCAAAGAAGTCGTTGGTGTGATTAATAGAAGAAGCCATTTCCAACGCAGTAAGGTAATTAGCCCCTGTAGCCGCATTAGGAATAGGAATACAACCATAATCAGCAGCCGTAGTACCATCTGTTACTCGACCATTAACACCCGGTGTTCCTACTGCCCACGCTCCAGGATAACCTGCATCTTTAGACGTACAGTACCAACAACCGATGACATCAGGTGCTGTAGAAGTCTTCATAAATGGAATACTCTTGCCACCATAACTACCTAAACCAGCAGCAGGATATTCAGCTCCTTGTGAGTCTCGGTGGACCCAAGAACCATCTTCACGATAGCCCATGTTCTCACCTGGTAGGAGAATAAACTGCATTAATTCAACAGAATTTGTACCGTCGAAATGCTCAACACCAACCGTACAAGATGTACCTGCCGAGTTGTTAGTTACATAAATGGCTTTAACATTTCGTTGAGTACTTGCTCCCGGACTAGCTACAATAGTAGTAGTTGCTGCTGTAGTAATGCGTGTATTTGTACGAGCTGGGGTAATAGTAGTTCCACTCACATCCACATAAGATGTGTGGACCTCAATTGTGGTCGTAGCTGTTCCTGTGATTAGTCGAACAACGTCACTAGTAGATGTAAGTAAAAGCATGTTTAATTGGCAGAGATTGTGGGAGTAATCTTGACAGCATCCCCACTGTTTGCAATAGCAAATGGTGCAGAAGCATCACGTTCGGACCAAGCCAAGACAGTTGAAACAGCCTGTGTTACATAATAACCATAGATGTTATTACTAGAAGCACCAGAACAAGTGAAGGTCTGTTGAGCAGAATAAGCAATAGTACCACCACTAGCTGCATTCCACGTAGCACCAGTCAAGGTAATGGCAGAGTAGCCTGTGAAGGTTGCCTCTGTGTACGTTGCTGTGGTATCTGTGTCAGATGGTGTGATGTTGTTTTGGTAAAGACGCAAGATCAGGTTCTGAGGAGCAGTCTTATTAACAAGCATCTCTAGTGCTAAGTTTTCACCTACGTCAGGGACATTAAGGGCCATAACCAAGCTCCAGTGCTTTATCAGCAGAGATCATTCTGCGTTGTGAGGGGATTTCAGGATAACGTGCTTGGCGTAATGTTTCTAACGGAACATTTGCTACACCGATATTTTCACCTGTAATCGAATCTGTATAGTGAATTTCACACAAAGTACCAATGGTAAATAGGATGGCAATCTTGTTGCCGTACATTACCCACATACCTGTTCGCCAACCCTTGACAACACTGTTAGGTTGGGGTGGTACTTTAGGAGACATCCATGTTTTAAGGGATGATAAGATACTCATTACAGGATGATATAATTGATCTGTACACCAGTCACTGTGGCTACAGAGAGATTGACACTGAGGGCTTCACCTACTGCTGTCTGGAACCAGCCATGTTCATTAAAAGAACAGACCAGACCACCAGTAGCTCCAAGAGGAAAGGTAGCAGAAATGTCAGTAGCAGAAGAAAGAAACTTGACACTGTTAGCTAGGGTAGTAACAATGGCAACGCTGATAACACGGATAGACATACCCGGTTGACCAGCTATAATTTGGGTCGCTCCTAAAGAGGAAGCATTAACAAAAGTATTCTTGATACTCAGGTTTTGTGGCGCTGTGCGCGTAACATTTGACATTAACTGTCCTTCTAAAGGTGAGTAAAAAGGGGCACATGGCCCCCTTTAAATTTATCGAACGTAGTAGATCGACAGATACAGTTCACCAGAAGTTGGTGTACCGGTAGTAGCCAATCCTGCGGCCCATACTTGAATATCGGCAGAGTAGGGGATGTTATAGTTCTGCATAATCCCAATGACTGGGGACAGAACAGAGTTAACACCAGCAGCACCAAAGGCAGCGGCATTAGCAGCCATCAGTTGTGCACCACCAGAAGCCGTACCAAGAGCAAGAGTAGCAGCAGAGACAGAACCACCAGCAAGCTGTGTTTTGACCCACAACTTCATATCCAAGATCGTAGCATCTGCGGGAAGTACAGCCACAAGAGTATTAGTTGCAGTAGTGACTGTAAAGTTAGCAGAGGTAAGTTTAACTACCTTGATAACTACATCCTTAATATTACTCGTTGCTGTTGGGCCTGTACCAGCAGCGGGATCACCGACTGCTACTTGACCTTGTACAAAATTAATTGCCATTTTATTCCTTTAATAGAAACCACCAGCATGAAACACCGCGCTTGCGCCGGGTTCAGAGGCTGGAGGCATATTATTTCTTAGGCACCAGCCGACCCGTACAAACCTCGCGGATCAGTCCAGCCGAACGAGTAACGAGCGGTAGCCTTGAACTTAGCGTTCTCGGTATCCCAATCATTATCCATATCGAACTGATCACCACGACGTTCAAAGTACTTCATACCGTGAGGCACGTTAGTACGGATGAACCAAGCATCGGTATCAGTCAAGAAGTGGTTAGTGATAACCTTAGGAATAGAACCCAGAGTTTTGATGGCATTCAGATCGTTGTTGTCAGTGCCAACACGACCATCAGTACCAAGAATACGCTTAGCTTCAAAGATCAACTGGCGAGGAATGATCAACGATTCAGGACGAACCGCAATCAGCAAACCAGCATCATTGGTGAAACCAGCGATGTCGATACAAGCCTGTTCCAAACTAGCTTCAGACAAGTCCGACGCAGTAGAAATGACGTTAGACCAAGTACCACCTTTAAGGTTGGTGTGGGCGTTGTTCAGAAGGATGGTGCCATCACCACCTGTATAACCGGCTGTGAAAGCACGATTGTACACGTTAGCTGCAACAACTTCCTTTGTCTGACGCATGGAGAATGCAAGACCTTGAGCCTTACGTTGACCAACCACATCATACTGGTCATCTTCCATCATCTCACGAGTGATGATAAAACCGAGAGCAAACACAGCGTGTTGATAACGCGTGATGAATGCTTGTCGTTCGCTGTCATAAGAGACCGCAGAACCCTCAGGCTTATTCACTGCAAGACCGAAAGAAGAGATACCGACATCTTCTTCAAACGCTTTGCTAGACGAAAACTTATCGAAAAGTTTGTCGTATTCTACTTCATACT